AAGGCAGGGTATGTGTCGGTAAGCGTTCCTTTTTCTATGGTTACGCTATCAACTCTAGTAGACACAACGAACGGCCACTTGAATAGGCCAGCGCGAGTCATTAGCACGCTACCAAGAGCATTCGCGCTAGAGTCGTCGTCTGCAGGATCAACCCAGGCAGGACTCCTGCCCAAAGCAAGTGCTCTTGTTACTACCTTAGAGAATCCATTGACTCCAGTGTATCGAATGGCTCTTTTAACCTGGACCGCGTTCTGAGGTACCCATGTGATACTCACATCGGTAATACTCTCTGTCCAGTCGTCTGTCACTTGCTCATCAGTAGAGCTGGAACGGAACAGGAATAAAGCAGGAAGGTCTCTCTCGTTGAAAGTATCACCTGGACTATTTGTCTGAACAGACTCAACGAACCTCTTACCTGGATTAACAACAGACCAAGATGGCCCAAGTTGGTCATTCAGACAAGCTTGTAGGTATCTTCCTATGCAATCAAGCGCCGGATCATGTACCGAGTCTGTTGGACCAGGTATCTGGACGGGGAAGCTAAGGGCTCCAAAGGTATCGCTTGTCATTTCCAGATATCACGAATATTGTATTCTAGCAGAGAAAGCTCTCTCCATAGTACGCTCTCAGCTTTGAATAGTGCGGGGATCATAAACGGATAAGATCGTGTGCCAGGGTGATTAACCAGTCTAGCAAAGAACATCTTTCCGCCCTTATTCCAGCGTAAAGCGTGCCCTCTACCAACACCTATATCTCGATCGCCGCGTCTAGACTGACCCTTTAAAGTAGGACCACTGAACCCGTTTTGAGCTTTAGGTCTAATAACATGAGGAGCTGTACCGAATTCAACGAATCTAGAGTACTGTTCCTTGGATATGACCTGCCACCTAGAACCGTTATCAGTGGCAGAAAGAAACTTCGCTTTAATATTCTTGCGAAGGTTTCCTGTTCTGTCTTTGAATTGACCAGTCTCTTTGGCATAAGTAGCGGCCTCTTGTGCAGCTACTCTAGAAGCAGTAAATACACCGACACGGACGGCTCCTATGGTTCTTCTGGAAGCGGCCCTAAAGCCGTCTAGATCTAAACTACAGGTTAGCAAGTGGTCGCCAGGGTTTCTGGACAAGTGCTTTGTACGACTGAAAGAGTAGCTCACTAATCTGGTGAGGGCCTATATCAAGCGGATGAACAAGTTCAACTGTCCAGCCATTTTTATATGACATCTCAATCACAGTTATGTATTTAGCTACAGGACAGCGCGTACGTATCCATTTAAAAGCATCGTCTTCTTCCCCTCGGACAACTGGTCCTAGGTTGAAATTGATTTTAAATGAATGGGTTAACATTGTGCACTAAAGACAAAGAAAGAACCGAGAATTACTCGGCCATAAGAACGTGGCGCACGACGTGGCTATCTTCCTGCCATCCCATCGTGAGCCCGAGAGCAGTCAGCGGCCGCTCCTTTGGGAAAATCTTAGCTTCTGTATAATTCAGAAAAATTTATCAGAATACTGTACACAAACGCGGTCAATCACTTCGACTAACTGCTCGGAAGACCACTCTCTTGGTACGCAAAAAGTTACAACAAATCCGTCGTTGTAGCTAAAATCTAGATGAGTCACGAACTTTGCGACTTCTGATTCTTTGCGAATCCAGTGAAACCCTTCTGTCTCTTGTTTCCCGGAGGGACACCTAAGAGGAAAAGAAGCCTTGCTGTTTGCAAATATCATGAAATGCCTAGATCAGTGAAGTTGCGCAGCTTGTGCAACTGTGTTGTTTAAGGCAACTGCAAAGCGATCATAGTCATTCTCGAACAACGAAGGAGCGATCGGTCTCCTATTCAGCCAAGAATAGTGACCTACCGGTGACCTGGGACTCGGAACTGGAGATGCTGGAGCGTTAGCAAAAACACCACACAGATGACATTTGCTGCAACTATCACAGTAATCATGTTCGCACTCAGGCAGACATTCTAAACATAGAGCCATTAAAAGTCTCCACTGTTGATTTGACCACATGGACCATCTATGATAGTCCTTGGTCCACCAGCGTAGAAAACTCCACCAACGACTGAAGGTTTTGGTTCAGCTGGTACGTCAAAAAGGAACTGTTGGCCGGTACATAGTCTCTCCATAAATGCCATAGCATTATCGAGAGCCTGTACTCCGCCTCTTACATCGTCACCGTACTGTCTAACGTACTCAGGGTGACGCATGTACATGTACGGGATAGCAAACATTAACGCTGCCTGTTTTAGCATCACGCTATTTGGTGATTGCACAATAGGGAAAGTAAGCTTAGGATAAGCGCGCATCAGGTAGGAGTTAACTTGTCCCTCAGCGCGCTGTATCACTTCTTCTACTACATCCGCTATCTCTGGAGCGTTAATGTCGCCAATGTTGTCGTCGTCGCACAACGCTATAACAGTGGACGGAGATATTGCCTTGACAATACTGTCGAGAGTAATATAAACGCCCACGTGTTATCCTTATGCGTGAGCAGAAGTCAACAGAGCGCCGGCAACCGTGGAGGTCATCACTTCCGTGTCGTTGTGGATCACGGCCACAACCTTGCCACCACGAGGGCCACGCTTCGGGTCGAAGTAGGTTCTCACGAGCCATCCGCCTTGCATCGTGCCGTCCGCGGTCTGACCGTTAGCAGCGTTCCAACGGAACGTGCGGGCAGTCGAGATCGTTGCGCCACCGCTTGGGATACCAGCGTCGGCATGGATCAGAGCTACGTTATCGCCCCAAACATAACCGTACGTGGACGCCGTAACGATACCCTTACGCTTTCCGACGATGATCGGAGGCAGTTGCAACAGAGCCGCGAAGTCACCAGCGCCAGGCACCGGGGCGACCGAGGTCTTGGTCGCAATGTACTTCTGAACCTGAGCGTTCTGAACGAAGTCATGGAAGGTACGTTCGCTCATCACGATACCGGTCACTTCAACCAACGATGCTTCCATCGCCGTGTAAAGATCGCGAACCGGGTCAGACGAAGCTCCACCGTTCCACTTAGCGCCAGCAGCAATCGGCGTAACTGTACCGCCGGTCCAGTTGCCCGAAGACATCAGGAGCGACGCACAACGACGTTCACGAGCCAGCTTAATTGCGTTCATACAACGCACAACAGCCTGACGCTCTGGGTTCAGCGCGCTATCCGCATTCGCCTGTACTTCAGTCGCAACGAAGGACTGGATACCGTAGCTGGTGCAGTTGTAGTTCGAGCTGGACAGGCGAGGCGAGATTTCAGCCATTGCACCACCGGGCGCAACTTCCAGATTCTGAGCGTCTTGGAACACGTCGTTCTTATCCCAGGTGTAGAACTTGTTAGAGTTCTTTTCCACAGGAAGAACCGGCACAACCTGATCGGCAATTTCACCGACAGCGGCCGCTTGATAACCAGCAGCGTAGTTTGCCAAGGCTGAGTCAATATGAACGTCGGCCACACCCAAATCCATCGTCACCAACTTACCCGTTGCCGGATCAGTCATGGTGCGGGTGTTGTTGTTCAGGTCGAACGTCCAAAGGATTGCAGGATTTTCTGCGTCACGTACTTGAATAGGCATTTTAGTATTTAAATCTTTCTAAGAATTAGGCGTTCTTTGCGCGCTCGATGAGAACTAGAACGCGGTCGTTGGCGACTGCTTCCGAGAACGCGATACCGATCTGATGTAGACCAGCTGTTTGAGGCAGAACCTTACCAGCAGTATCGACCATCAGAACGTCACCAACGTGAACGGTCGCGGAAGCAATACCGCTTGCGATACCGTAAACGCGCATAACGCCGCTCTTACCAGCCGGGATAGCCGACGGAAGGAAACCGATTGACTTGGCCGAAGAAGCCGGCAGCATAACGCCAGGGGCCGTATTCGCTCCACCAGTGTTGGTCGTATCTAGAATAACAGCAACGCCTTCAGCGAGATCCGAACCACCGTAGTTGTGAACCGGTACGTCTAGCAGGTAGGTCGCTGCAAGTTGATTAACTTGTGCCATTTATGTATATATCCTTTTGAATTTTCTTGGCAGCGATTAGCCGGCCATCAAGACAGTTTGCTCTTTGAGCGCCATCGTGAAAACTTCGTCGTAAGACTTGGTTGGGTGTTTAGATTGAATGTCAGAAACAATGTCAGCCAGCGGAGGAACAACCTTCGCAGAAGCTGCTCTAGTTGCCGCAGAAGTATCGCTGCTCAGCACAGTGCGAAGCATGAGAGCCTTTGCCGGAGCTACCTTTGGATACAGCTTCTCGAAAAGCTCTGGATTTGTCGAAAGAACGATAGGCATTGCGGCCTTGTCGTCTTCAGAGAGCTTCTTCGTTTCCTTGTAGGTTTCGAAAGCGTCTTCCACTCTCGAAGTAATCAAGTCAGCATCACGCTTCTTGATTTGTTCCGACAGTTCGAGCACTTTCGCGTCAACTTCAGCCTTGTCCGCAAGCGCCTTAGCAGCACGAGCTTCCGCGTCCTTCAGTTGGAGCGACAGAGGGGCAGTTGCGGTTTCTACAGCTGACTTAACAGCATCAGATAGCTTGACAGCGTGGTCAGCCAATGTAATCGTATTGGGATCCATTATGTTTTCTGTTTCCTTGTTATTAATGAGGACGGGCACAGGTTGCTCCGCCGTTTGGGGTGCATCGGTCGACACTATGTCGGACATTTCCGCGCCCTCAGAATCTATGGTTGAGCAAATCATCTCATTGACGGCACAAAGCATGTCGTCGAGAGTCGTGTTTGCTGGCATGCGCATGAAATCGCGCAAAGGCTGAATGTAGTTGTTTAAATTAACACCTTGAACAACAGCAGAAGGGTCTCCATCCGCCATTTCGCACAGGTCTTGTAGACGGTCGACTTTATCAGCCATCTCATCTGGACTAGAGGTATCGTCCATCTTGAGAATTCGTCTAAACTCTGGCAAAAACTGGTTAGCAGACATTGCGTATCCGCTAGAACCAGCTGACTCGATATCTTCAGTGCTGATTTCAGAGCACAAGAAAGCAGTGTACTCAGAGTCTGAGGCAAGGGCAGGCGGAAGGTCCTTCAGGAAAGGCTTCAATGTCAGCGCTGAGCTAGTAA